GTTGATGCGCCGTTGCCTTCATGGTGGCCGTATCCAGACACGGATAGATTTGCGCCCTCAATACTAGAGGTTTCTTTAGCGTAAAGCGCAAGACTATGCGGGGAGGGTTTAATTCCCCGCATAGTCAAACAGCGATTTCACTTTTTCGCACCTTGCAGCCGAGCCATCAAATCAGCCGCCTCTTGCTGGCGTGCTGGCCCCTCCTTGCCCATGTAGGCAGCGTGCCAGGGATTGTTCGGATTGCGACGAATGTCCTCCGCTTGAGCCGCGCCATCCATGACGGTTCCAGACTTGTCCGATCCAACGAGTTTATCGTTTGAAATCAAATTGCTCGCCGTGTGCATGGCTTTGATGAATTTCGCGTTGTTGCCAAGCTCGGAATCGTTGATGTCGAAGCCCATGAGTTGAGCCGCTTTCATCGCCTTGCCAAGGTTGCCGTCAAAGTCAGCGCCCCAATCTTTACGAAGCTCTGCCTCTTGTCCCTTCACGAACTCATCGAGCTTCGCGTGAGCAGCCGTCATACTCTTTCCGGCACGCTGCAAATCGAACTCGACCAGTTTTTGAGCCGCCGAAAGTGGAATGTTCAACTCGTAAGCCAGCTTTGCGAACTCAGCAGCGTCACCATCCGACCAATGAATACCATCAGGCAGATTGTCCGGCTTCGTGAGCTTGTAGTCAGCGACGTTCGCAGGAATGCCGAGGATGCCGCGAATCTGTTCATTGAACTTCGCTTTTTCTTCGGGTTTGGCATCAGGAGCGGGAGCCTTGAGCGCAGTCTTTTGACCGATCAGCTTGGAAGCGTTCGCGTGTCCTCGAAGCAGTTCCAATGGATTCGGGTATTTTGTCAGCGACCCAGCGGACGCTTTCAGATCATCCGGCAGGCTATCGCCCCAGCCCTGCTTAAAGTTGCCCTTGTCATCGAGATACGAGCGAAGATCAAAGGACGATGCTTTGCCGCTTGCATCACCTTCGCCGTTGCCCGCAGAGCCAGCGCCAGGATTGCCGCCACCGTCAACAGCGCCCGCGCCACGATTCAAGAGCGTGCCGCCGCCACCATTGACAGCATCAACAGCCTCAGAGAAAAGAGCAGATGGAAAGATTTTCATTGTTCTTCCTCCTTACCGTTGAAATCGTTTTCGGGATTCGTGTCTTTTTTCTCGCCAGGAAGTCTCCCTTCCAGTTTCTTTTGAGCGGCTTCGTAAACGCTCACCGATGCCGGAAGAAGGCGAGTTGACGGGTATCGAGCTTCGATTTCCGCAGCCGTTGCGCAGGTCTTGAACCATTCGACATAGGCAGGAGTTTTGTCGCCCATTGCCGGATGCTTCTCAGGAGCCGCAGGAATCTTGCCAGCCTTTGCGAGAGCGTTAAGCCGTTCGATGCCGGACATATCACGCGCTGGAATGTCCGACACTTGAGCCGCGATTTCGGAAGGGACGAACGACGGAGGCGGGGGCGCTTCATGGATGAATCCGCGCCGACGCATTTCCGCAATCAGCGATTCGTCAGGGAGGCTTGAAACGGATTCACTTGGAGGCTCAGGCTCAAGAGTGACGACCTTGGAAGGCTCAGGCTCATCGAGCGTAAAACTCAAATCAATGCCCGACACTTTTTTAATCGAGCCTTTAATGACTGGCCCGATGGTTTGGATAAGATGGCAGACGTTGCCGCGAATCTGCCCGATTTCGTCACCGTCATTCAAGACGATGCCGTTTTTGATTTCGATTTTCATGTGATTGCCTGCGATGGTTTGGCGATGTTTTCGTTTTCGGAGAGAGCTTCACCGCGAGCCACGCGGAGAGCGAAAAATGCCAGGACGGCTTTTTGCCCGTCACGTTGAGCAGCAGCGTGAGGGTTGTAGCCGTCAGCTTGCCGGAATGATTCGATGAACATGCCAAAGTGAATCTGCGCATCTTCGAGCACAGTCTTGAATGCGCTGGACATGGATAGTTCAGCCCAGGCATCGGTCACCTTTGCAGCCCTAGCCTTCCGGCTGGCTTCGATTTGTTCGGCAGTCATAGCTTATGGTCTTTTTCGATCATTCGAGCGTTGTTCTTATGAAGAAAATTGGACAAGTCGCGGCCCAATGCGCCAACCACTTCTTCGGGAAGCATCCATTCCCATTCATGCAAAAACTCATGTATGAGCACTTCCATGTGATATTTACCTTTTAGCCGCTCATCTACTTCGATGTTTCCATCACCATGAGCCAGCCCGATAGCCTTATGCCTTCCGAGCTTGCGACGAGTGACGGTTATGGAGGTAGGTTTTCCCATGTTTGAAATTACTTTCTGCAACCGCGCTTAACTTTTGGCTCAATCAAACGATAGAGCGGCACGCGGCAGCTGCGACCATCCATCATTCGATCTTGTCTAAAGCCGGACATTTCAGCCTTGCCCTCCCCGATCATGTTTTTAATCACGCGGCGAATCGCCGTAAGACAGACTCCCGTTTCACGCGAAATATCAGAAACAGAAAAGCCATCAGTTGCAAAGCGCAAGGCTCGAAAATGATCGAGCAATTTAATCGCTGGCGTTTTCATGGTTGCAGCCCTTCCGGTGGAGTGTAGTTGAATTGATGCCGAGTTGGTAAAGAGCCAAAGGGAAGATTGCGCCAGTCCAACAGAAATGCGGATGGTCTGCATATTGCGTTTGGCACGACTTTATGACCAAACCTCGTAAGCCCTTGCCACGGGCCGCAACAAATAATCATTGTCTCACCATCACAATAGTCGCCCGTCAAATGACGGTGACCGCGAAGAAACACCCTCGGCACGCGATGCCGCGCCCTCACCAAGTTTGCGATTCGATCCGACATCATCACACTCAAAGGCCCAGCCTCCAAGTGCTTTCGAGTCGTTGTTGGCATGTGATGCGTTGCCTCCACAAGACAGCCGTTAACCTCATACGTTTGAACGTGCTTGACAGGTTGTTTAACGTCCAATTCTTGCGCGAATACTTTCTCGTAATCTTGAGTATGTGCAGCCGTGCCTATCGTGATAAAAGTCTTTTCCGCGCCCCTTACCAACGGCCCAAGGGCAGCTATGGCGATAGCTAAATGCTCCGAGAACTTAGCCGCGACAATCTCATCACTTTTATGATGAATGCCTTCAATCAAATCACCGTTCAGCGTGAGAATGTAAGGTTGCCCGCAGCGAAGCGCATTGAATCGCCTAACCATGTCATCGAAGGCATTCCATAACCATTCAAGAAATTCATCGCCTATACACGATAACTCACGCCCCTTTTCGAGTTTTACACGTTTAGGAAGCAACCCGTAATCGCTGCCGCAGTGTGTATCGTTAATGACAAGATTAAGCAGCGGAGTTTTCATCTTAATTTGACATCCTTAAGAGCTTTTCCGCCGTGTTTAGGAATCGGCAAAAAGCGGTCTCAGCCATTTCGAGAGCATCACGCTCATCGAATCCAGCCGCGTGAGGTAGAGCTATCCTGTCCTCAAACTTGCGACCTTGGAAATCAAACTCGAAACGGAAGCAGTTAAAGCCTTCCTTGAAAGCCCGCAGGATGTCTTTGCGAGTTTGTTCCGCCGTGCTATCGCCAGTGAACTTGTAAACGAGTAGATCGTTGCCGCGATTGAACGGCTGCGACAGATCAAGCTTGGAGCGATCATCACTCATGCAGCCATTGCCTCCTTGATTCCTTCGATGCCGCCCAGGTTGCCCACGGCTTTAGCCCCGTCCTGCATCATTTGCATTTGAGCCATTGCAGCTTGAGCCTTGGCTTTTTCTGCCATGCGTTGCTCAACAATCTCTTCATCGAGGATGTATTCGGTAGGAACGCCAGCATCGCGAGCGCTGCCCCGACTCCACTTCACCCAATCGAAGCCTTCAAGCACTTCGGGACGAAGGGGAGCCATCGAAACGATGCGCTGAATATGGCGATCAGCTTGGATGTTCCGCAGGTTCTTAATTGCGAGCGCCAGCCTCGACACGAAAATCACAGTAGGATTTGCCACGAATCCCGCAGTTTCAGAAATGCGCTGGACAGCCTCTGGAGGCGGTGACGGGAGCATTCCACTTTCGAGCCAAAGTGCGAACAGGGATTGCAACATTGGAGCGTGCTTCTCGGTAGAGATGCGGCTAAACGCTGGCGTAATCGCAACAATCTTTTCCGCAGCCCTCTCGTTGATTTCCGTAGCGGTGCGAATGCCGTCCAAACCCTGAAACATATTAAAGAGTTGCGCATGAAATTTTGCGTTGATCGAATCTTGCCGCATTTTCACGCGGTCTTGCCCGACTCGATAATCGCCGCCGACAGGAATAGGCTTAGGCTCTAACATGCCTTGTGTGATATAGGTAATGCCACCGGCAGAAAGAACGATGTCGCCCTCCATTCGAGAGTCAGCGATCATCGAGGGGCGCACGCGCTTCTCTGCCTCGCAATCCATCATCATTTGCAGGAAGTTGATTTGCCGAGTGTCAGGCAGCGCCGCAAACCCAGGCCCATAGCCGTAAGCCGTCTTGCCTTCCAAGGCTGTCCATTTCAGATACCGACCAACAGCGAAAGGAAAGTAATCAAATCCCGCCTCGCGCAAAAGATGCTTCTCGCCGCTTTCGACATAGCAGGAGGCGAAAGGCTTACCCCA